TAGAGCCTGACGTGCTGGACGAGCCGCTACGGGCTTCCTGCGCATGAACAGTGGTTATCGAAAATGCGAGGCAAATAGCCCCGACTAGGAAAATCTTCATATACTTGCCTCGCGTGATGAGTGAGTGAGATGGCGGGGAGTCGGATTAAGGGTCCGGCTCCCCGCGTTGGTTTGGTGAGGTGGCCAGTGCTGATCTCTGGCATGTGCGCCCATATCGCCTGAATGGGTTCGTGAGCGCCTCTGTCCGCCATACGTGTCCATTGCAATCCGTCCACGTCTCCTAAGCGCATCAGCCTACGCATTCACCCCATAAACTTAGAAGCCCTTGAACGAGCCAAACGCGCCGACGTTTCCTGCCGCTTCCTGGCTACCTGCCGAGGCAGTGGCAGAGCCGTTAGCCTTACCCGACTTGGACGACTGCACCTGTGCGCCCGCGTCCGACGTGGTGCCGCTGGCGACGTTAGTGCTCGACTTGCTGCTGACACCGTTGGCATATGCCGCTCCGTCCGTGTAGCTCTGGCTCTGCTCGGTCGCCGAACCGTTGCCGGTGGACGATGCGGATGCACCGGACGAACCCTGCGAGACAGTGATAGCGCCACCGATGTTGGCCGACGCCGACTGGCCATTGTGAGCAAAAGCCGGTGCGGCGATAACGAAAGCGATGGCAGCAATGATGAGAGTTTTCATGTTCCTGTTCCTGTAGTTGAGTGAATAATAGACCGGACTAACGCGCCGGTAGACGGCCTGACTGTAGCTTTACGTCCAACTTTCTCAGACATTCCGGACGACTCTGCGCGTTTCACACCGTTACACCTGTTAAGGGATAAGGACGCGCATTGTTCTTTAGGACTGCATCCACTCGATGGTCTTAGCCAGGGCGTCTAGCTCATCCATCTTGTGAATCTTCCACATCGATCGATCGCCATGTATGCCGTTAGGGCCGGTATGACAACCATTGCAAAGCGGTACGACTAGCCAATTCTGTGCTCGTTGTGCCATTCCCTGACCTTCGCGAACGTGATGCAAGCATTCAGAGTTAGCACCACATACAACACAGGGAAGCTTTGCTACACGGTCCATGTAAACCTTGTCGGGCGACTTTCGCATCACCAGACATCCTCGTTCCAAATGCGATCCTCAATCACTTTCGGGATCGTCATGTTCTGCATTTGCGAAACCGCATGAATCATGAAGTCCGGAACATTTTGTGCAGCATTTGCGGCCTGTAAGTACGCGCAACTCATCTGTTCTTGTGAATTAGCCGTCGCCGCAGCCATCCATAAACAATAGTCCTTGTACTGTTGTTCGTTCATTACGTTAGTCTCTTTGCGATTTCTTCATCAGCGCTTGATATGCCGCGTGCGCCGCGTACTACATCGCACCAATCAACGGGAGGTGAATCTATCCCTTGTTCCTGTGGCATATCGCCGATGTAGAACGCCATGTTGATTGCTGCTGTGGCATGTGTTTTGTTGAGTCCAAGGCTAGAGCGCGCCATTGAAATGAACCCCGGCGCACCTTCGCCCATATCCACGCTTGGCACCAAGTCGTGACCGAGAATCACGCCAGACAGAAAGTGACGCCAGTCGTCTTTAGTGAAACTTCGCCCGTGCCATTGAATCTGCGTCAAATCAGAACATACGGCGTTAAGTAAGCGACGCTGACGGTCGCTCATTGGCTCCCAGCCTTGAATGTCCCAATCGGCGCGAGTGATCGGCTTCACGGCTTCACACCGAACCGATCAATGAAGGTATCCATCTCTTGCAGGAACGCACTTACCTCGGCCTCAAGCTTGGCGATGTATTCCTCATCGCGGTGAATGCGGATCACGAACAGCGGAAGCTTCGGCCAGTACGACACAAAGTCGCACCACTCGCGCTCTGATACCCACAGTTGGCCTTGCACCTGGGCGACATGCTCAGGCGGCAAGCGAGCCTTGTCCAGTACGTCAAGCTGTAGATGCCCAAGCTTCGTCTTGATTTCCAGCAGCCCATCGTCGCCGATAAGACTGTCAGGACTAGCGCCCACACGACCACGTTTCATAAAGCCAACAGAGATGGGTTCGACATCGCGGCTAAATGAATACAGGTCTCGCGCCTCGGCCTCCATGATCTTGCCGCGTTCCATGTGATCGTTCGTATAGCTTTCGCCAATCTCACCCGTTATGGCCTCAGCAGCCAGCGTAAGCATGTATTTGCGGCGAGTAATGCCTTGGCCTTTGGCTAGTACGTCCGAGAAACGCGAGGCCGTTACAACGCCTCTGCGAGCCTCGAACCATTCCGGCGACCCTTGTTCACAATCGATGATTTGCAGATCGCTCACTTGCGCTGCTCCTTACGCTTTAGCTGGGCCAGTGCTTCCTCGAAACGCTTCACAGGAATGGATGACAAAGCGTCAACCTTGAGCCATTTCAAAAACTTGGAGACGTCTGAATTGGTAGCTTCCAGCATCTCAGTAAGCTGCAATTCCTGTTCTTCGTTGATCGTATCCACGGCAGCGCGATAGGCGTCATCATCTTCGCCATGACTGGTAAGGTTGAGCAGAGCGCTCGCGGTGTAACGCTTGCCATAGCTGACGCTGGATGCCACGGCCTGTACGGCTGGCTTGTTGCCACTCGGATCAGGCGGAAGGCTAATGGTCGTTTCTTCGCGATGGCCGTCACGGTGTGAAAGAACACCTGTAACGGAGATACCATCGGTGAAGTTAGTGCGGAAGGTTAGGGCAAAGCCATGCTTCTGAAGAACCGGCTTGATCGCGGTGTTGATGTCTTCCCACAGCGCATAGGTATACCGGCTAGCCGCATTGCCACGCTCAGCCACGACCGGCAACTCTGGCTGCATTTCAGCCATCGCCGAATCGTAAGCCGTCTTCGCATGTTGTGCGTCCATGCGTTCCTTCATCAGCATCAAGCGCTCAAGCTTGTCTACGTCGACGTTAGGATCGCGTGCTGCACGCTCAAGCACTGCAAGCATCGACATAGCATGAGGTTCAACGGTTGCCATCTGCTGAGCGTCTGAAGGCTCAGTCTTTTTGATGTTCATGACTTTTCCCTTTGCGGTTAACGGCTGAACCAGTACGCGATCAGCACGATGATTAGTTCGATAGCCACCATCTTCAGCACGAACAGCCAGAAGGGCTTCGCGGAGGGTGGCTGGGTGCTCATTTGCGAACGCGGGTGAGTGCATCAACTTTCGAAGCGTATAGGCGAGCAGCAGCCAGAAGACTTGCCCGTTCATACGATTGACATCCCGATGAAAGACGTTCTGCTTTGACCAACAACTCACACGCAGCCTCTTCCATGCGCGACTGAGCACGGCGCATCTTTTCGTGCGGTGAAAAAGTATTGCGTCTCATGAAATTCTCCCCAGCGCGACGTACAACACGATCAGGACGTAGCCGATTCCCCCGATAGCGGCCCATGCGAGCGCGCCTATGAGCATGATGATCCAGGCAGACCCAAACTCTTGTTTGAAGGCGCGGACGATGGGGTTCATAGCAAGCACCAAATGATGTAAACCAGTTGAGCGCTTGCATAGCCCCATATCAGGCCGTTCAAGGTCATCCAGAAAGCGCGCTGCTCTATCGACGTGTGGTTGTAAACGAGCCACAACACGAAAGCATCCAAGATGAACACAGCCAGTGTCAGAAGGATTCGCAACGCGAGATCGCGCACAGATTCCAAGTCAACGGTTTTCATCAGAACTCTCCCTTCGCCGCGATCTTCGCTTCGGTGTTCTCGTGCTCCACGTAGGCCTTGTGCTGCTTAGCCAACTCGCTGTCGAACTCTTCCGAGAATTCCTCAAGGAAGCGCACCACAGCGGTGTGGTAGACGTCCTGCGTGGTGTCTACGTTCTCATGGTCGATCCACGCGAGCGGCTTCTCCGGAACAATCTCGGCGTACAGCTTCTCGGTGAAGTCGAGGCGAGCACGGAGCTTGCTGTTCTCTAGCTCAAGCTCGTTGATGCGATCCGTTGCAGCCTGGATGTACTGGCGGTCTGCGTGCAGGACGCTGGCGACGATTTGCTGGGCGTTGTTCATGCGGCTTCTCCTTTCAGGCGAGCAACACCGCGCGCAATCGTTACGCCGTTATCAATGGATTCAACGCGCTGACCCATGAGGGTGTGATAGCTGACGTATTCTTCTTTCACCACGCAGCCAGCACTGCTAGTCGTGGTGAAGATATCAAACACCGTGCAGTCGCGGCCGTTGCGATCTTTCCACTTCGTGCCGATGGTGTGCTTGTTCATAATCTTGTCCTCTGGTCGTTTGCGGTTCGACGGGAAGGATTAACGCGTAGCCAGAAAGACACTAAGGCGCGTCATTAAGGCGTGTTTGACCTTGGTGTACTCGCCATCGGCTTCGCGTGCAGGCGGATTCGGTATTGCGTCCAGAAACGAATGAACCTGATCAATTTCTCTCTGTAACAACTGAGTCTGGTTGTATTGATAGTCATAATTTGACTTCTTACTTTCCAAGTCCTTAGCCAATTTCTCGCTATGCGCTTTATGTTCGGCCAGTTCCGTTTGAGCGGCCTTGAGTTGCTTGGTAAGTGAAAGAGTGCGCTTAGTTGCCATGATTAAGATTCCTTACAGTGGTTATTCATGTTCTTCGCCTGGTCATCGTGGGTTGACTATGGGTTATTCGCCGTAGCCGTAGCCGTAGCCGTAGCCGTAGCCGGAGCCGGAGCCGTAGCCGTAGCCGTAGCCGTAGCCGTAGCCGTAGCCGTAGCCGTCGCCGTAGCCGTAGCCGTCGCCGGAGCCGTAGCCGTAGCCGTAGCCGGAGCCGGAGCCGGAGCCGGAGCCGGAGCCGTAGCCGTCGCCGTCGCCGTCGCCGTAGCCGTCGCCGTAGCCGTAGCCGTCGCCGTAGCCGTAGCCGGAGCCGGAGCCGTAGCCGGAGCCGTAGCCGTCGCCGTCGCCGTAGCCGTCGCCGTCGCCGTAGCCGTAGCCGTCTGCATTCGCAGCTTTCTTCACCCATTCTTGGCGAAGAAAGTCCGAAGTCGCTCCTGCAATAACCATCGCATGCTTTTTGATGAAATCCTTGATGCCATCAATGCACGCGCCAGCTTCCAGCACGTCTACAACCGTCACAAACGGCTTGTAGACAAATGCGTTCATCGTGCGTCCTCCCACTTCTGGACGGCGGCGTCCGTGACTTCAAATACGGCGGTGATTGAACGAACCTCAATATCAGCGCGTGCGGAAATCCTGCTGCTTGCAGTAGGTCCGGTCTCAGCCAACTGCATGACGCCCTTATCTGTTCCGAAATAGATCGCCATCCGAGCGCGCTTTAGGTCAATCACGTTGCCCTTAGTGTCTGTGGCATAACCGAAGAACACGCCGCGATGGGATGTGCAAACAATGACCGGTCGTTCTGCTGACATGGTGTACTCCTGATTGGTTGGGTTGGTTCTTCTGTGGAACGAACAGTACCGAACGCGGAACCACATTGCAAGCGGTTTATGGAAAATATTTCGCTTGACGTGTTTTGTTCGCGGAACTAAGCTCCGATCCCATGAAGACCATGACCCATCAGCAAGCAATCCAGCGCCTTATCGAACGCGGCTGGCTGCCTGTCCAGATCGCCGCCGCCATCAAGGTCTCCAAGTCCACGCTGAGCCGCCTGCAGAACACCAGCACGCAGCCCAGCTACCGGACCGGCATCGAGCTTCGCGAACTGGCTTTGAGCCGCCGTAAACCGCCCACTCAGGGAAAATCCCATGATTAACCTGCACCCCTCCAACCTCATCGAAAACGACTCCATCACCCAGGAACTGGCTGCTGAGGTCCGCGTCAAGCTATGGCAAGCCAAGAACGTCGCACCGGCTGAGGCAGGCACGGAAGCGGTGCAGATTCAGGCGCTCAAGGAAATGACGCTGGAAGGCGCGGAGCTGCTATGAACTGGCAACCGATCGATACCGCGCCGAAAGATGGCACTAGCTTCCTCGCTTTCGAGGATGGCGATGTGTATCAATGCTGCTGGGGTCCTGAGGCGTGGGATCAAAGCTGGCGACCGCTTGTTCTTAACTACCATGGTTGCGGTTGTTGTGGAGGCGGGAAAATAGCCTTTACCCACTGGATGCCCCTTCCGGAGCCGCCCAAATGACCCTCTACCTCGCCCTGCTCGCCGACGCCAC